GCTCGATTTTTTCGGACGCAAAATTGGGACATTCTGAGACAGCAGCGCAAAATTCCGAATTATCGGTGATTTATCGGCCGATTGAAACTCTGATCCCGTACGTACGCAACGCGCGCACGCACACTGATGGTCAAATCGCGCAAATAGCCGCCAGCATTCGAGAATTCGGCTTTACCAATCCAATTCTGCTCGACGGGAACAATGGCGTGATAGCGGGCCACGGCCGTTTACTCGCGGCGCGCAAGCTTGAAATTGAATCGGTCCCCTGCATCGATCTTTGCCATTTGTCAGAGGCGCAGAAACGCGCCTATGTCATCGCCGACAATAAACTCGCGCTGAACGCCGGATGGGATTTCGAGCTATTGGCGGTCGAGATAGATGATCTGCGGGACGCTGAATTCGATATCTCGGTTTTGGGGTTCGAACAGAACGAACTCAATGATCTGATCGGCACGCCAAACGATCCGTCAGTCAAAAATCCTAAACTCGAGGACGGGTTCTATGTACTCGTGACATGCCAGGACGAACATGAACAGCAGAAAATCTTCGAGGAAATGCAGGAGCGCGGGCATAATTGCAAACTCATGAATTGACTTTGGCATCGCCGGTTTCAAAATCGTTTCGTTGTATCAAGGCGGCGAATTCGCTCGACATTGATGCTGGGAAGAAATCGATTCATCACTTCCGCGTCGAGGCGGATCTGCAAACGCCATTCAATCTGGGCTTGATCGTCGGTGCCAGTGGATCGAAGACAACGCTGGCGAAGCATATTTGGGGCGAAGATTGTTTCAGCGTATTGCTGCGCAACGAACCGCCGGTGATTGAGCAATTCCCGAATGTTTGGACTTATGAGCAATGCGCGAGCGCGCTCTCAGGCGTTGGTCTGACATCGGTGCCGTGCTGGATACGACCGGCGTACACCTTATCAAACGGGCAGAAAGCTCGAGCCGAGGCCGCGCTGCAGATGAGCCACGAACGCGATGGCATTTCGGTCATGGACGAATGGACGAGCGTCGTGGACCGCACGGTCGCCAAGGTCATGAGTCATTGCATCCAAAAGCACGCGCGCCGAGCTCAGCGAAGCATCGTGCTTTTGTCATGTCATTACGATGTGATCGAATGGTTGAACCCGGATTGGATCATCGATTGCAACAAACAGGAATACATTGATCGGAGGTTGCTTTGGCGAAGCTTTCAACGCCAAGAAAGGCTCGCCTTTGACATTCGAGAAGTCGATCGAGGGACGTGGCGCTATTTTAGCAAATATCACTATTTGAACGAGCGGTTGCCTGGCGGTCGCATTCGTACGTTCGGGCTATTTCACGGTTCGGATCAGATTGGCTTTCAATGCTTCGCCAATTACGTGCCACGCCGAAAAAACAAACGTGCGCCGATGCAAATGCATTTCAATCGCACGGTCGTTCATCCGGATTATTGCGGACTCGGGCTCGGCATTCTGATGATCAACGCCACGAGCGCGATCATGGCCCGCGATGGATACGAGGTCCGCGGCAAGTACAGCTCAGCGCCAATCTTTCACGCGATGAGCAAAAACCCGGAATGGCGATTGACGAGCGTTCAATTAGACACGCCGGCGCCAGGCGGCAACATGGAAAGAAAAGGCGGTTTCAGAAAAAAGGTCCGCACGTATTCATTCAAATACGTGGGACCGTCAGCGAAGGCGGAAAGTGATGCACAGAAGATTATCGGGGATCGTGCCGTAAATTTCGCGTAAATCGTCAAGCCGGTGTTCCGAAATCTGCGCGACCGATTCGACAGAAAGAATCTCGGCGGTGGCAAAAGGCTTTCTCGCGCCGATTGAGAACGCGACGATCTGCCCAGGCTTTGGGACATGCGAGCTCGATTTGCGAATGGTATCCGTTTTGCGACCGGCGAGAATATCCTCAACGTAGCATTGCTTGAACCAAAGTGATTTCATGATGGGCGATCCCGCAATCGGCGACGCGCCTCGGAAAGAACGCGCCGACCGAAGGCAATCGCCTGTTGCAGAGCGACGCTGCGGTCGGGCGTTTGTTCGAGATGCCCCAACGCCTGATCGAGAGCGAGCATGAGTTCATCGACCAAGCGGTGAGGCAATCGCGAGGGTTTGCGGTTAGTGTGAGTCATTCTGTGAAGGCGAAATAATCAGAATGAAGCTCAGCCAATTTCGTCAGAGTTCATGCGGCCTCCTAAACGCTGCAATAGATCGGTTCGTTAAAGTCGATTGCTCTATTGAGGAAGGCTACAAGCCGTTCGCGCTTCTCGCAATAGAATTTGTTCCACGCTTCAGGCGAGTTTTCATCATCGTCAACTGCGGCATGGTGCTCAATCAACTGTTCGCGAGTGACCTTTCGCAACTTTGCGTTGCGTACAGTATCGCGAAACCAGATGAGATCAGCGCCTTTAAGTAGACCGTCATCGTCAATGGGGCAATCTTGCCACCAAGATAGACCGAGACGGCCGAGGACGCCGGTTGCGTTGTAACTGTCGCGGAAATAGCCCGCGTCGGGATACATCGCGTCATAGTAGAAATCCACAAGTTTCTGCGCGGTTTCGCAGCCTTGGTGTTCCGACTTGATAGCGTTGCGCGCTTGCGCTGCAGCGTGAAAATGTGGCTCGTACTCAGCCCTTGTTTTATCGCTGATACTGCGAATGTATAAATCAGCACCCATTTGATTCTCCTAACCCCTGTGACCCGAGGCGCGGTTGGCGGAATCGCCGCGACTGCGCCCGCTTGTGGCAGGCGCAGGGTGCGGAGACTCAAGTTATATAAGCACCCAATCGTAAGGGTAGCCGTTAGGCCGCTCCGTAAGTCCGACCAATGCCAGCGCCCCGCTGGAGCGGAGTAGCATCGCGGCCCGATGCCCTACGAATGTTTTGTTTTTCCATTTGCCAAGGCCGCACAGACATTCTGGTCCGGACAGAACTAAAAATGTTCTGGTTAGTGTTTGGCTATGCCAAAGACTGCCGATAATAGGTTGGTTCATGCAGACTCCTATGCGGCTTTCTTGCGCGGCGCCGCGAGACGATTTGCGCTCAGCGCACGCTGGAATTCTTTGCCGAAGGTGTCGAGCCCTTCGGCATAGCTGATGGTTTTGCCGATCGCTGGCGTGCGGCCGTCGCGAAATTCGATGCCAAGCTGGACCGCGTCGCGCTCGAATTTGAATGACAGGCAGCCGTGCGGCTGCGTCGTGCCGCTGTCCGGCACGAGCCACAATCGGCCAGTATTCGTTTCGAGCTGTTGCAGAACGGACGCGTAGCCCGCAGCCTCGGCGGCTTTGGCGAGCGTCATGAGATAGAGTCTTTCAACTTCGAGCATTCCTGTTTCGCCGGTCATTTTGATTTCTCCTTGAGAAATTGGGGCGCCTTCCCACGGCGCCCGCTGTGAATGTTTAGGCAACGAGTTCCACGGCTCGTTTGAAGGCGGCGGCCTTGACCGCTTGCCCTTGACCGAACCAGGCTGATGCGAGGCGGTTGTCATCGATGCGCGCGCGCTTCTCGTGATCGTAGTATTGCGTGATCGCATTGACGAAACCCCACGCCGTGCCGTTTGCGCTTTCGAGGTCTGACCCGAGCGCACCACCGTTATAAAGATCGATGATGCGATGCGTGGTCGGCAGTTTCGCGAATTCTTGCGCGTCCTGCTTTTTCTCGAAGACGTCCTCGAATACTTGATGCAGAACGGCGAGCGCTTTTGTGTCGCTCAGTTTGACCTTGGCGAGTTCCTTCGCTTGCTCGATGAAACTCGCCCAGCTTTGGGCGACCAGTCCGAGCTCGGATTTCATCTTGGCGTGATCGAATTTGGTCGAATGCGGGATGCGCACGTGGTCACGTGTTGATTCGCCTTCGCGAATGGACATTCTGAGCGTGTTATTGCAAACCACGCGGACGGTGGTGAATTGCCCAATGGTCGCAAGCGAGCCATCGCAGGCCGTCGCGAGCAGCAGATAGCAGCCCACTTTGTCAGCGGGGACGTTGACCGTGCCTTCGAGACCCGTTTCGGCCAGCGCCCAAATTTTCCTGCCGCCGAAAAGCGAGCCGGCGGTGTGCAATCTGAATCCGCCCGCTTCGACGAGCTCGCGGAAGAATTCAAGCACTTCGCCAGGTTGCACGATTTGATAACGGTTTGAAACGACCGAGAGCGGCGCTTGCGTATCCGAGCGGTAGAGAACGACGCGTTCGAGTCCATCAGCGTCAACGTAAGGATGAGAAGCACCCCACGCATTGATGCGCATGGCGATGGGGGCGCGATTGATTTGGAAATTAAGGCCGGCGGCTTGACGCCAAACCTCGACGTCGGCGTCCGGCTGGAGCTCGGTTCCGAGATTGTGCCAAGGCGTTTTGCCCACGAACGCCATGTTGGCGCGGCCGTTGCTGAAATCTATTTCGTGTGACATTTGAATTTTCTCCTGCCCCTGAATTCCCCGAGGCGCAGGTACTACAAATCGATGATGAGAATTTGCGACGGATCGGCGTTCTCAAGCGTGACGCCTGTTCCGCACGGAAGCACGAAGCCACGACCAGACATGCCTTTGCGCATGAGCGCGGCGGTGGCTTCCTGCGTTGTCTTGAAACACGCTTGCGTTTTGCCGTAGACCGGAAGAACGACTGTGCGACCGCGCGCGGTTGTTTCGATGTAGGCTTTGAATGATGGAGTCTTGATGGCGTGCTGGCGAAGTTCCTCTGTCCAGCGGTCTTGTTCATGTCTGCTCATTTTTGTCCTTTTACCCCTGAGATTCCCCGAGGCGCAGGTGTTACTGACTTCATTGTATAGGAGCCGTAGGGGAATGCAAGGACTATTAACCAACGTAAATCAAGGAGTTAGGCCATAAATGAGAGGTCGAAAACCCGTCCCGACGCATCTGAAAGTCATCAGGGGGAACCCAGGCAAACGACCGCTTCCTGAGAACGAGCCGCAGCCCGAATTCGGCGCTGAGATGCCCGCATGGTTATCCGACGTAGCCAAAGAACATTGGCCTGTCATCGCGACGCAATTGGAGGAAATCGGTTTATTGACGAAACTCGATGCGCCCGCGCTCGCGCTCTACTGTGAAGCATTCGTGCAATGGAAAAGCGCTAACGACATCGTCATTAAGCATGGACCAATCGTCAAACACCCGAAGACCGGCTATCCAATGCGTTCCCCATATTTGCGAGTCGCAAAGGACGCTTTCGATCAAATGGTCAAAATGATGAGCGAATTCGGGATGACGCCGACCAGTCGTGCCAGAGTCACAACCACGAAGAAAAAACAGGAGAAATCGCGTCTGCGCGCAGTATTGGACGCGGGCTAATGTGCGCCCTCATGTTGAAGCGCTTATTGGCTATGCGAAAACTGTTGTAGCCAAGAAGATCCCCGCTGGCAAATACGTCCGCCTTGCGTGCAAGCGTCATCTTGACGATCTCAAGCGTTCGAAAAAAAAGAATTATCCCTATTACTTCGACGAAGCGGCGGCCGAGCGAATCTGCGCGTTTGCCGAACTATTGCCGCACGTCAAGGGTAAGTGGGCGCGCGATAAAGAATTAATCCGATTGCGGCCGTGGCAATCATTCGTCTTCGGCGTGCCATTCGGGTGGAAGCGTAAGAGTGATGGTTTGCGCCGGTTCCGAGAAATCTACGATGAAATCCCGCGCAAGAACGGAAAGAGCGTGATTGGGGCCGTCACTGGACTTTATATGTTCGCTTGCGATAACGAATTTGGTGCCGAAGTATATTCCGGCGCGACCACTGAAAAGCAGGCGTGGGAAGTCTTCCGGCCAGCCAAGCAAATGTTGGAACGCGCTGAGGATATTCGCAATGATTTTGGTGCTGAAGTATGGGCTAAATCGCTAGTGCGCATTGCGGATGAATCGCGCTTCGAGCCAATCATCGGCAATCCTGGGGATGGCGCATCGCCATCCTGCACTGTCATCGACGAATATCACGAGCACGATACGCCGAATCTCTATGACACGATGACAACCGGCATGGGCGCGCGCGAGCAGCCCATGAATGTGATTATCACGACTGCTGGCGATAATATTGCCGGTCCATGCTACAACAAACATCTTGAAGTCCGCCGAGTGCTCGAAGGCGTCATCGAGAACGATGAGCTATTCGGAATCATCTACTCGATCGACGAAAAGGACGACCCTTTCGATCCCAAGGTTTTGCCCAAGGCAAACCCAAATTATGACGTCTCGGTTTTCGGGGACTTTCTGCAGGCGAAACAGCGTCAGGCCGTCATCAATACCCACGAGCAGGCGAAGTTCAAGACTAAACATCTGAACGTCTGGCTGCAGGCGCGGGCCGGGCTTATCAATTTGAAGCAATGGCAAATGGCTGGTGATGCCATGCTGAAAATCGAGGAATTGCAAGGCGAAGAATGCTGGTTCATTCTCGACCTGGCGCAGAAGTCCGACTTGTGTGCCTTTGTGCAACTCTTCCGCAAGCGGTTAAACGGATTCGATCATTGGTATTGCTTTGCCAAGCATTATCTACCGGAAAAAACGCTAGAAGAAGGGACAAGCAATCAAGCCGCCTATCGCAAGTGGATGATCGAGGGGCATCTCACCGTAACCGAAGGTGCCACGGTAGATTACGAAACGATCAAGGAAGATGTGGTCGAATTCGCGAAGCGATTCAACCCGAAGGAAATCATTTACGACCCATATAACGCGACGCATCTTGCACAAAGAATCCATGCGGAAGTCGCGGAATCAATAGTGCTCGTTGAGTATCCGCAGACACCGCAGAACATGGCGGTGCCAATGGATGAGATTAACACCGCACTCAAAGACGCACGACTGCATCATGACGCTAATCCGCTACTCGCGTGGGAAGCTGCGAATACTGTCGGACGACCGGCCAAGAAAGGATTGTTAGTGCCATCCAAAGAAAAACCTGAGCAGAAGATCGATGGAATCGTAGCGCTGGTGATGGGCTTTGGGCGCGCCGTAGTTCCCGGCAAGGGACCGTCGGTATATGAGGAAAGAGGGCTCGTCATTCTATGAATCTGCTTCCCGCAATCTACACAGTAGCGAGCAGCGTCTGGAATCTCGTCGCGCGTCCGCGACCCTCGAGCCGGATTATCTGGCCAGGCACGAGCGGCGGCGTATACGTATCGCAGGATGTCGCTTTGCAACTCGCTGCCGTGTGGCGATGCGTGCATATTCTGGCGGAAACGATTTCAACGTTGGGATGGCACATCATCGATGAAGCGCCTGACGGTAGCCGGAAGCGTGAGACAGGCGGGGCTCTGCCGTGGCTTTTGAATGTGCAGGCCAATCCCGAGATGACCGCATTCACTTGGCGCGAGCTCGTGATGAATCATGTGCTGCTGTGGGGGAATCATTACAGCGAGATTCAGCGCGATCGCTCTGGACGACCCATTTGGATTTGGCCGCTGGATCCGCAAGCCGTTTCCCTTGACCGCAATGAAACGGGGCAGTTGATTTACAAGGTTTACGGCGCCTCGCCAGCGATCATTTCTCCTAACGACATGATCCACGTCAAGGGAATGGGCTATGACGGCCTGATCGGCTACAGCGTCATCAGGTTTGCCGCGCAATCGATGGGTATGTCGTACTCGATGGAACAGTTCGGATCGGCGTTTTTCCATAATGGTGCCCATCTAGGTCTAATCCTCGAGCATCCTGGTACATTGAGCCCCGCATCTAGGGATAATCTCTTAAAGAGCCTCGATGAAAAATACCGCGGCGGGCGCAATGCGTTTAAAGCTCTCATCGCCGAGGAGGGGATGAAGCTCAACAAGGCGAGCATGCCGCTGGTAGACGCGCAATTCCTGGAATCTCGCCAAAATCAAGTGCCTGAAATATGCCGCTGGTTTGGTGTGCCGCCTCATAAAGTTGGCGATCTCTCTCGCGCGACATTCTCGAATATTGAGCATCAGGCGATCGAATTTGTGCAGGATTCAATCCTGCCATGGTGCCGCAGACTTGAGCAGGAAGTCGATCTCAAGCTAATCGGATTTCGGCGCCAAGGCAACGTTTACACGCGACTCAATATCGATACGCTGCTGCGCGGAGATTTCGCGAGCCGGATGGTCGGTTATACGGCAGGGCGCAATGGCGGCTGGTATTCACCAAATGACATTCGGCGCCTAGAAGGAATGGATCCGCTCGGCCCAGAGGGTGACATCTATCTGCAACCGCTCAATATGGTTCCGCTCGGCACGAAGCCGCCCGAGCCGAAACCGCTGCCAGTGCCGACCAAAGAAGAGGTCGCGAAAGAAGTCGTGGATATGCTGGCACCGCAGCTCTATCACGTGAAGGATATCGTGACGACAGCGATCGCTATCAGAGCGCCGCAGGCATTGCAGCCGACACAATTCAGCATCGAAGCCGGCGCGATTCAGATGCACGGCGCGCCAATCACAGTGAGCGTGCCGGAACGTGCAATCACGGTGAATCCACCGGATATCAAGGTTGGGGTGCCAATCGTCAATGTTGCGCCGCCGGTTGTGAACGTCGAAGTCAAAGGAGGCAAGACGAAGACGACGCCGCAGCGAAACGAGCAAGGTCTAATAGAGCATTCGATTACTGAGCCAGTCGAATGAGCTTCGTACTATCGCGCCAAGGTGCGTTGAGCGCGCTGCGTTATCTGACGAATAAAGAAAATCCGGAAAGCTTGGTGCTGCGCTTATTCGTCAATGATGTCATACCGAATTCGCTACGGACGCTCGATGATTACGTTGAACTCGATGCGCCGGAATATGCGCCAGTGATACTAGATGGCGACGATTGGAAAATCGAGGAAGCTTATTGGCCGACGGCAATTGCCGAAGAACAGAAATTCGCATTCAAAAAGGCGGCAGGTAAGATCTACGGTTATTTCCTGACGCGCGAGAAAAGTCAGGACTTGTTTTTAGCGGAACGCTTTCAGGATGGACCTTACGACGTAAGAGTGGCCGGCGATACGATCAAGGTCACGGCCAAGATTAATATGTACGGCTAGTGACTACAACCTACGTCCTACGCGCCGCGAATAGCGATCTTTCCGGCGGTGCTGATTTTTCCAAGCGGTTGCAAATTGGAACCGAAACGGCTGGTTCGATCACGGTTTCGGTTGCCGGAAATGCAACGGAAGACTCGTTCGGATTCGCGGACGCCGGACAGCCAGATGACGACGGCATAACCGGCGACTACACGGTCGAGGTCAATGTTCTTGGGCTTGGGCTTGCGACGATTAACCTGTCGGCAGCAGTGGCTAGAGTCAATTCTGCTGGCGTGCAGCAAGCCATCAGTGCCTTTGCCGCCGAGCAGGCGGGCTTGGTAGGCATCAAGACGTTCGCCTTTACCGGAATCAATCTCGGAACTTGGGCCATCGGTGACCGGCTAAAAGTCGTCTATCGCTTCAGAAACACGCTCGCGCTCACCGGTTCGCTTGACATTCAGACCGGAACGACTGATGCACAGGTCGTAACACCTTGGACGATCCCGCCGCGCTTCTCGTCAGGATCAGCAGCCGATTCTGGGCGGGATTGGAATGCGCCGCACCAAGACATTACGGTAACGTTCACGGAAGCCGCGCAGGATGCGGCATTGTCCGTGGGCGGGGTAGCGACTGGCCACATAATCAAGATTGGTGGCGTTGCCCAGACGACAACCTACCGCAGCGGCAGTGGCACGGCGAGTTGGGTATTTCGCGTGCCGATGCTGGTCAAAAACGGGCAGAGCATCAGCTACTCCTATGACCGGAACGCTGGCAACTCGACCTCGGTATCAACTGGCGTCGAAGTTGACACGATCACTAATGCAATCGTCACGAACTCGCTCACCAAAAGGCTGCGCTTCACGCTGAATAACGCAGCAGGTGCGGCTGTCGCGACCACTGCAGTCAAATGTGCCGCGCTCTCGTATCAAGGCGGCAACGTTGCTAATGCGTCATGGATGAGTCGAGAGACCAAAGTTGTGGCGACGAGCGATGCCGCAGGATTCATTGATATGGAATACACCGGGGCGGCGGCAGTGGACGCACTCGTTTATCTTGTGACATTTCACCCGGACAGTGCACCGATTGAATCCCACGCTGTGTCTGTGACGGTGACGTGAGCACGTTTTGGACGAATGATCCGCTACGCAATGCGGGCGTGTTCACGACGCACGATCCGACCGTTGCGCAGGGTGATGCACCGCCACCACTGTTGATCGGATCGGCAACATGGTTATTCAGAGCGCCATACGCCGAGCTGCGCGAACCCAAGACTTACGTCTATATTGGGAGCGGCGCGATACGGTTCTGGGGTGCCGTGCAGTATCTTTTTGAGCGCGCCATCCAAGATCGCTGGGTCTTGGGAACCGGTCGAATTGCTTTCTCAGGCAAAGCGCTGACCGCTTTTCATGATCACGGCGCGCTTCAGCGCGCTGATGAGGAATGGCTTGTGAAATTACTTTGATGGAGAAAAAAGGAAATGCCTAATTACCGGATCGTCGCGCGCAAAGATAGCGCCGAGATGTTCATCTACGATGTCATCGGCGAGGGATGGTTTGGCGGCATTTCCTCTAAGTCGGTCATCGAAACCATCGCGCAACTTGGCGACATCAAAACGCTGAATGTTCGCATCAACTCGCCTGGCGGCGATGTCTTTGAAGGATTCGCCATCTACAACGCGCTCAACCGCGCGCCCATGCGAATCGAAGTGGATATCGATGCCGAGGCGGCCAGCATTGCTAGCATCATTGCCATGGCTGGCGACGAGATTCGAATTGCTGAGAACGCCTTTCTCATGATCCACGATCCATTCAGTTTCGCCGTCGGCACGTCAGAGGATATGAGGAAGCAGGCAGACATCATGGATCAGGTGCGTGAAAACCTCGTGCAGACCTATGTCAAGCGCACTGGCCAAAAAGAGACTGAAGTCTCCGACTGGATGCACGACGAAACGTGGTTCAACGCAGAGGACGCAGTCACCTATGGATTCGCAGATGAAAGCTCGCAAGCGCTCAAAATCGCGGCTTGCCGCGATGCTCCGTGGTTTAGAAATCCGCCCAAGGCTAAATCTGCGAGCGCTGTTACACCGCTTGCCGATATGCAAAAAGCCGCCATCGCGCGAATGGAGCAAAGAACAGCGGCAATCGCAGTCAAAGAGCGGGAAACCGCCATGCGACGCGCAATGAGGGAAGCAATTATGCGCAGCAAATCAGCAGCCTGATTTTTTAAAAAATTGAAGCGCCTTCGGGCGGCTTTTTTGTTGGCAAAAAAGAATTCGGCCTCAAGCCGTGTTGGTGGGCCTTCCGCCCAAAAACGAGCCCCGCTTATTCAGCGGGGTTTTTTATTTCTTAAGGAGACATCATGAAGATCGATGATTTGAGAGCACGGCTGGCGGAACTCACTGACCAGGCAACGAATATCCGCGACAAGGCCGATCAAGAAAAGCGCGACCTCACGGAAGAGGAAAACGCCGAGATTGATCGCATTATGGCCGACTTCGATGCAACCGACGAGCAAATCAAGAAGCGCGAGAGCATCGAAAACATGACGCTACGCGCAAGCGAGCCGCAGCCGCGCGTAGTTCAGCCTCAGCCTATCGCCAATACCAATGCGCCGAATCCACAAGGCAATGGACTGCAGAATACGAATCTGCGCACGCCCGCACAACGTGGAAATTGGGGTTGGAATGCGTTTGGCGATTTCACCAAAGCCGTTATTCACGCCTCACGCCAAGGCGCCTCGAATATCGACCCGCGACTGATCGCCAACGCCGCGCCGAGCCAATATGGAAGTGAAGGCGTCGGTGCAGATGGCGGCTTTGCAGTCCCGCCAGATTTCCGCGCCACGATCATGAGTAAGATTCTGGCGGAGGACAGTTTGCTTTCTCGCACCGATCCCATCACGACAGGCAGCAATCAGGTTGTATTTCCCGTCAGTGAAAGCGCGCCGTGGGATGCCAGCGGAGGAATTCAAGCCTACTGGACTGCCGAGGCCGAAACGAAAACTACAAGCAAGCCGGCGTTGGGCCAAACGACCATCAGAACGCACAAATTGGCTGCGGTAGTGCCATTGACCGATGAGCTCTTGGAAGATGCGACGGCACTCGAAGCATGGGTGCGCCGCGAAGCGCCGGCCAAGATTGATTTCAAATCGAGCTTCGCGATCGTGCAGGGAACCGGCGTCGGCCAGCCGTTGGGCATTTTGAATTCGGCGGCTACGGTTGTGGTTGCCAAGGAGACAAGCCAAGCGGCGGATACGATTGTTTCGCAAAACATCATGAAGATGTGGTCGCGCATGTATGCACCCTGGCGCGCAAACTCCGTATGGCTGATTCATCAGGACGCCGAAATTCAGCTCCAACAGATGTTCATTCCCATCAAAAACGTGGCGGGAACAGAAAACGTCGGCGGCTGGCCAATCTACATGCCGCCCGGCGGACTCTCCGGCAGCCCATACGCCACCCTCTACGGACGCCCCGTCATTGCCTCCCAAGTGATGGAAACGCTAGGGGACAAAGGCGACATTATTTTGGGCGATCTGAGGCAATACGCGTCCATCCTCAAAGGCGGCGGAATTCGCAGCGACGTGTCCATTCATGTCTGGTTCTTGGAAGACATGACCGCGATGCGATTCGTTCTACGCGTCGGCGGACAGCCGTGGTGGAATACTTTGGTCACGCCGCGGGATGGGTCAAACACTTTGGGCGCTTTTGTAACGCTTGCCGAACGCGCATAACCGTTTGTCATTTTCTTGGGGCCGCGTAACAGCGGCCCTTTTCAATTAAGGAAAGGAATAGAAATGCTATCAGTCAATGCACGCTTGAGTGAGCAAGTGAAATTCGTTACCGGTCTGCCACCCGCCGTCCCCAACTCGAGCACACCGGATTATGTGTCCATGAAGGGTTTTGAGCGTTGCTGCATTGTCATTATGGTGAAGAATGCAACAACCGTGACCGGCTCCGACATCACGGTGAAACAAGCCAAAACCGTGGCCGGCGGCAGCGAGAAGGCATTGGCCTTCTCAAAGGCGTGGCGCAGCATCGACGTGGATGCAGCTAATGGCGATGTGCTCGCAGAGTTCGCTGTCACTTCCGATACGTTCACTACCGATGGCACGAATAGCAAGAACTTGCTGTATGTGATCGAGGTGGATTCCGCCAACATGGACAAAGAGAACGGCTTCGATTGTCTGCGTGCGGGCACGGGCAATGCGGCGGCGGCAACACTCGCCGTGCTTTATGCTCTCTATCCGCGGAAGTACCACACCGACACGACCGCCATCGTGGATTAAGGAGAATCATCATGAGGAAAGTCAAATTCCGCGAAGACGCGAGTGAAGATGATGGCCACCCTAAAAAAGAGCCCGATTTCAAAAAAGGCGAAGTCTACGAAATGAATGATGCCTCGGCACAGCATTGGGTCTCGCGCGGCAAGGCAGATGACGTGAGCGATGCAAAAGTCGAGAAGGAACTTGCCAAGGCCGAAAAGGAAACCGAAAAGGCCGCTAAACAAGCCGAGAAGGAAGACGAAAAAATCGACAAGGAATTCGAGAAAGAAGCGATGAAGGCTGCCAAGGAAGCGGAAAAAGCAACGCATCACAAGAAGTAACTTCTCCTCCTTCTACGAGGACATCGCGGGAGCGTTCATCGCTCCCGTTTTTTTTGTGCTGATTTAATTCGAGGAAGAAATCAATGGCCACGTTTGTTCATTTCCATGAGTACAAAGGCAATCTTGGCAAGAAGATCCACGATCTTGTCAACGATGGCTTCAAGGCGATGTTGACTAACGTGGCGCCGGATGCCGCCGCCAATACGGTCAAGACCGATATCAC